ATTCTAATTTGCACTATACCCCAGATTTCAGTCGCAGTTTTCTTTCTATATATAGACCGGACTTGAGGACACCCTTACAGCCACCCACCCACTTATACACAAACACTTTTTTGTTTTATTTTTTTTTCAAATGCACTAGATGTAGTATATGGATTACTTTAGTGCAGACGATTTAGATTCAGTTTCTTATGTTGAAGAAGAAACAAACAACGTAATTATTAAGTTTTATGGATTTCCCAATAAAGTAGCAGCCGATCTATTTATCAGCTATGCTATGCTCAATATGGGTTTTGATTACCAACCTATAACTGGTATGAAGTCAGACATGATACACTAAATATGCTTTTCTACGAAAAGAAATAAATATGGATATTAAAATACCAAACGCAGTTTTGTTTTACTCAAGGAGTAAAATTAATTAATATGGATATTAAAATACCCTATACACCAAGAAAGCATCAAGCCTACTTGCACAGACAGATAGACAATCACAGATGGAATGTATTAGTATGCCACAGAAGATTCGGCAAGACAGTATGTATGATCAACCACCTAATTAGGTCAGCATTACTGTCCAAACTTAACAACCCTAGGTTTGCCTACATTGCACCTACCTTCAAACAAGCTAAATCTATTGCATGGGATTACATGAAACAGTTTACCGCCAAGATACCCCACACCAAGTTTAATGAGACAGAACTGCGTGTAGACCTACCTAATGGTTCTCGTATTACCTTGCTAGGCTCGGAATCCCCAGATGGGTTAAGAGGTATATACCTTGATGGCTGTGTGATTGATGAATATGCAAATGTCAATAGCAAGCTATTTCCAGAAATAATTAGACCAGCATTATCTGACAGAAAAGGTTACTGTGTTTTTATTGGTACACCCATGGGAATGAACAACAACTTTTATGAACTGTACCAACACGCACAAGGTGCGGAAGATTGGTTTAATTACAAAGCTAAAGCATCAGATACCAAGATTGTAGACAATGATGAGTTGGTCAAGGCAAAAGAGGTAATGGGAGAAAAGAAGTACCTACAAGAATTTGAGTGCGATTGGATAGCCAACATTGAAGGTGCAGTATATGGAGATGTTATAGCAAAACTAGATGATGATAAACAGCTTACAAGAGTTCCCTACGATCCTGCCTTACCAGTATCTACAGCATGGGATCTTGGGGTCTCCGACCACAGTAGTATAATATTTTATCAGCAGTTAGGAAGATCAATAAATATAATAGATTACCACGAAGAGAAAGGTCAAGGTTTACCATACTACATTAAGATGATTGATCAGAAAGAGTATGTTTACAAAGATCACTTTGCACCACACGACATTGAAGTTACAGAGTTCGGCAATGGTAAGACCCGGAGAGAGGTCGCCACTCAATTAGGATTAAGGTTTAAAGTCGTTCCAAAAATTCCACTAGAAGATGGCATCCACGCAACCACAATGACCTTACCTAGATGTTGGATTGATACTGACCATTGCAAAAAGTTAATAGATGCGTTAAGACATTACCACAGGAAGTATATTGATAAAAATAGAATGTTTAGATCAAAGCCTGTACACGATTGGAGTTCACACGCTTGTGATGCAATGCGTTACCTAGCAGTTGGTCTCCAAGAAATTAATACTAGACAATCGGCTCCACAAAGTGTAGCAGATAATACTTACAGGATTATATAATTATGGCAGAAAAAAAAACACTTTCATTTAATCAGATAAGAACAAATAAAATTATGGCTATTGCAAAAGACTTTAGAGAAAATGAAAATTTATCTTATGGAGATGCTTCTAAAAAAGCAAATATTATTGATAGTTATTTATTTGGTGGAAATTTTAAAAGAGGTAATAAATACAAAGGAGATGATAAACTTATTTTAAGACATTTACCTAAATCAAGAACAGAAACAAAAAAAAAAACAAGCATATTAAATAAAGGAAATTAATATGGGTTCAATATTTAAACCAAAAATGCCACCGCTGCCGCCAGTTCAACCTTTGCCACCACCTCCGGGAGTTTCGCAAGAGGAGAAAGATGCGATTGCAGCAGAACAAAGAGAAATTGCTAGAAAAAGAAGAGGTCGTAAGTCTACAATTTTAACTTCACCACTAGGTGTAGAAGAAGAAGCAGAAACAGAAAATAAAACTTTGTTAGGATCATAATGTTTGACAAGATTAAAAAGATATTTAAAAAAAAACCAAAAGTAGAAAAAGAAAAAAGAACTTACGAGAAAGCTATAGATCATGGTAATGACATTACTTTTGAAAATGAAGTTAAACAAATAGAAATAAAAAGAATATCAGAAACAAAATCAGATAAAGTATTTTCAGATAGAAAGTCAGAAACTAAATCTGGATTAGGAGGATAATATGGGATCAGTATTTAGACCAAAACCACCTGCACCAGCACCTGTGCCTACTCCAGTTACACCCACAGTAGCAGAAGTTTCACAATCAAAAGCAGCAGATGCTTACGATCCAAGAAAGACAAAAGCCAAAGGTAGATCATCTACAATTATAACAGGATCAAAAGGTGTAGAGGATGAAACATTAACATTAGGTAAGAAAAGTTTATTAGGATCATAATGGCAAGAACAGATTTATCAAAAGGAATATTATCCAGATACGAAAGACTAGAAGGTCAAAGACAAAACTGGGAAACACATTGGCAAGAAGTTGCAGATTATATGCAACCAAGAAAAGCAGATGTTACTAAACAAAGAGCTAGAGGTGATAAAAGAATGGAACAAGTTTTTGATTCTTCGCCTATACAAGCAGTAGAATTATTAGCAGCATCATTACATGGTATGCTAACAAATCCATCTACACCTTGGTTTACTTTAAGATTTAAAGATACAGAAATTGATAATGAAGATGAAGCAAAACTTTGGTTAGAAGCATCTACAGATGCAATGTATACAGCATTTAATAGATCAAACTTTCAACAAGAAATATTTGAATTGTACCATGACTTAATTACATTTGGTACAGCAGCAATGTTTATTGAAGAAGATGATGATGATATTATAAAATTTTCAACAAGACATATTAACGAAGTTTTTATTGCAGAGAATGATAAAGGCAGAATAGATACAATCTTTAGAAGATTTAAAATAAGTGCTAGAGCTGCAATGCAAAAGTTTGGTGATGCAACATCAACAGACATTAAAGGTATATTTAAAAAAGATCCATACCAAGAAGTAGAAATACTACACGCAGTTTATCCAAGATCAGATTTTAATCCAAAGAAAAAAGATAAATCTAATATGCCATTTGAATCTGTTTATTTAGAATTTAAAAATGCAAATGAATTATCTGTTAGTGGATTTAGAGAGTTCCCTTTCGTAGTACCTAGATATTTAAAAGCATCAAATGAAATTTATGGAAGAAGTCCAGCAATGACAGCATTGCCAGATGTTAAGATGTTAAATGAAATGTCAAAGACTACAATCAAAGCTGCACAGAAACAAGTTGATCCACCACTATTAGTTCCGGATGATGGCTTCTTACTTCCTGTAAGAACTGTACCGGGTGGACTAAACTTTTATAGAAGTGGTACAAGAGATAGAATAGAACCATTAAACATTGGTGCAAACAATCCACTAGGTTTAAATATGGAAGAGCAAAGAAGAGACAGTATTAGAGCTGTGTTCTATGTTAATCAACTTATGATGCAAGATGGTCCACAAATGACAGCAACAGAAGTTATCCAACGTAATGAAGAGAAGATGAGATTACTTGGTCCAGTATTAGGTAGACTACAATCAGAATTATTAAAACCATTAATTGATAGGGTGTTTGCAATATTACTTCGTAACGATATGTTACCACCAGCTCCAGAGTTTTTATCTGGTAGAGACATAGAAATAGAATATGTATCACCACTTGCTAAAGCACAAAAATCTTCAGAGCTACAATCTATTATGAGAGCAATAGAAATATTAGGATCAATGCAAAATATTGCACCAGTATTTGATTATGTTAATTTTGATAATCTTGTTAAACATCTAGCAGACATTGTTGGTATGCCACAAAAATTATTAAAATCACAAAACCAAGTAAATGCAGAAAGAGAACAAGCCGCAGCACAAGCTGCAGAACAACAACAAATGGCACAGATGCAACAAGTTGCACAAGCCGGAGGAGATATAGCACCACTAGCAAAAGCATTGCCGGAAGAAGCAAAAGCATTAGTGGAATAATATGAAACAAGATAAACAACTAGAGAAATTTATAGCAGGACTAAAAAAAAATTATCAATACATATTCAATACAGACGAAGGCAAAGAAGTCTTAACTGACCTTGAAAAAAGATGTCATTATCATTCTACCACTAATGTAAAAGGTGATAGCCATGAAAGTGCATACATGGAAGGACAACGTAGTGTCATTCTATTTATTAAATCAATGCTACGAAACGATAAGGAAAAATAAAAATGTCAAATGAACAGATAACACAGGAAACTGTGCCTGTAGAACAAGCGACTACAGAAACAGTACAACCAACACCAACTGCTACACAAGTTGCAGTGAAAGGAGCAGATACTCCTGCACCACAAACATCATCTTGGAAAGATTCTATTAGTGAAGTTTATAGAAATGATCCTAACATTGAAAAATTTACTGAAGCAGATGCTTTAGCTAAATCTTATATCAATGCAGTTAAAATGATTGGTCAAGATAAAATAGCAATACCAAC